GTCATATACAAAAACGTCCGTGCTGTTTTCTGGAGTAGGCCAAATTTTAATTAGTGGAGTGATCTGCCTGTCCACATAATACTGAGTAGGTCTTGCTGTTGTTGTTTTATTAGGAATATTCAAGAAAGTGCTTCTACTAATTCGGCTTATGGAAACATCTGTCCCATCTCGACGTATTACACCAGACAAAATATCTATTGTGGAGCGTACATCTTCTACGCTGGGGTCAGCAGATATTGTAGTGGTAGTAGCAGAGCCTCCACTATCTGTACTAGAAATAGTTTCTCCAGCAGTAAATGCTCCACTAGGAACACTAACAGTAATAGTGGTAGAACTAGGTTTGGTTAAAACTATAGCAGTAGAACTGCTGGTTTGACCTGTAATGGTATTTCCAATAACTAGATTAGCAGAAGACCCTACAGTAGCCGTGATTGTGCCTACCGGGTACTCTGCAAGACCAGAAACCACCGTCTGACTTACTTGGTTTATAGTCCAACGATTTAATCCTCTATTCGCCCAATCGGCGAAAAGAAAATTTAAAGATCTACGAGCCGTTACAGCGTCGTAACCGGTGCGAAACTCTAGTCCACACCTCTCAAACGCTTCCTCAACATAGTCTGCTACATTAGGCTCAAAGTCCTTAGATCCAGAAACAGCCATTATACAATAAACCTTTCACACCAACTCCAAACATCAATATTGTTTTAAGCAATAAATAACAATTGAATAAGTGTCTCCACTACTATGTCCTACAGTAGTCAGTTGAATGTCTCCGGTATTACCACCGGATGCTGCAACGTTTGGAAGTCCACTAATATCAGAGTAGTCTAATGTATCAGAATAATCTGCTGGAAGTTCTGCCGCAATAACATCGGTAGAAGCATCCCAAAGAAGTTTAACGCCCATGCCAACGTTAGTAAAAATTATCTTTTTAATACGAACACCAGTACAAGCAGTTCCATCTTGCAAAGAAGCAAGCTCAGAAATATCTATTTTAGTTACAGCAGCCTCTCCAGTGCCATCACTAGTATTTGTAAGATAAAAGGTAGCCTTTTTAGGCCCGTCTTCAATTGTGGTAGCGGTTACAGCATCAGCCATATAAACATCTCCATAAAAGGGGAGGAGCTTCTCCTCCCCGATCTAACCTATGCAACCTGAACGTATTCAATAATAAACGTAAAGGAGCCAGCAGTTGTAGCGTCTACCGTGTTTGTAATATTACAAAAGATAGTTCTTTCCGCTGATGTGTACTGAACAGAAGCGGGTGCCGTAGTTGCATCTTGTGTTTGTAAAACAAGATCCGTAGTTGTCACGTTACCTACTACAACTGTGGTTCCGCCATCTAATATCTCATCTGTCTGTGCCGCAACAATTTGAGCACCAGAACTAGAAGTTCCAACTTCGTAGCCAATATCACCAGTTCCAATAACAGGAGCTGTGACACAGAATATTTTAATGTCAGTAATAATTGTATTTGCAGGTTGTGTAAACTCACCAATGTTATCACTGTCACCAGCCGTGGTGTTAACAGTAACACCAGTAGCAAAACCTACATGCTTAATAAATTTGTTTGTTACAATTCCTGTAGAAGCTATGTCACAGGTTGTAGTCACGGCACCTGTGCCAGATGCAACGTTAATTACTTCAAAACCGTTTTCAGAACGGACGGGACCGTTAAAAGTTGTGTTAGCCATTATGGCATCCTCCTTACGAGAGATTTACCCTAGAGTCTTCGTAAGCGTCTGCTGGGACAGTCGCTAGGGCTATGTTTCCCAGAAATTTGGGAGGAGGTTACCCTCCTCCCAGAACCCCAAGCTTACGCTCCGGGAGAACCAAAGATACCGCGTGGGTCAGAGAACCCGAACGCATAGCGCTCACGAGCTTTGTACCGCACGTTACCTGTGTCAAAGTCACCTTCCATAGAAGTACGAACAGCGGTTCGGTTGAAACCTTTCAAGCCGTTTGGAGCGTCCGTAAGAATAAAGAAAGCATCCGTATCTGTAAGGAAATGATTAACGGCGTAGCCTTCAGGAAGCATTCCCATGTTCCTAATAGCGTTTACGTCGTTGTCTGCACTTCCAGGTCTCAAGGTAGACTCAAGAAGACGGTCCGCTGTAAATTGAAGTTCTTTTGGAACTATCAATTTAGTGCCGCGGACAGCAACTTTAAGACCACGCTCGTCTACAAAACCAGCAATATCAATAAGACTTTGCTCTAAGCTAGTCTCATTAAGGTCTGCGGCTGTAGAAAGCTCATTACGGAAAGTGCTGCCATTAACAAGAGGATGGTCTGTAGCACAAAGCTCTTTCCCATCTCCTCCAGCAACAGTGCTGTCAAAAGCATTGTTAAGAACCGCAGCGGCTTTAACCTGCTTTGTTTGGCTCATGCTTCGAGCAAGAGCTCTTGTGTAGCGGCTGGCAAGACGATCATAAAGATTATCTTCAATAGCCTCTTCCGTAATAGAGAAAGCCAATGCAATGGTTTCCATTGTATAACGAGCAGTATAAGCTTCCTGCGCGTCATCAAAAGATACGGCACTGCCTTCACCTTTAATCGGTGCTGCTCCAAAACCACTGAGCATCACTTCTTCTTCAAAAGCACGATCTGAAGTCTCCATTGTAAAGATTTCCTCGTGCTCACGATCATATTGATCGTACTCCATTCCGAACAATGCGTTCAGGCCGGGTTCCAACTCTTTTACGAGTTGTGCTCTACTAATAGCCATTGTTTAAACCCTCCTATACGCCAGTGGTTGAAGGAGTGCCCGCAGCAATGGACCCAACGGGCGCATTGAAAGGGTTGTTCAACCTAACGATTAAAGGAATGCCAGCAGCGGTAAAGTCCTCATTCATAGGATCTTCTAGCCAACCCATAAGCCGTAGAGTAAGGCTGTTGGTAGTGGCTAACGTGCTGACGGCGAGACGACCTAAAGAAACGCCAGTAGAATCAGTACCAGTAATACCGGTAGATAGACTAGCATTTAAAAACACACTTGCTCGTGCGTTTGCTTTACTAGTCAAAGACGCATCCGATGCAATCACATACAACTGCATTGGGTCATCAATAACAAAGGCTTTAATCGGATGGTTGCTATCCGCTCCCGATCCGGGCCAAAAGTTACTGAAAGTTGGTTTTCCAGTGGTGCTGGAGACATACTCACAACCTTGAAAAACGCCTAGATGGCTAACTGTTCCACCAGCAGCATTAGCTGTGTGGTCGATAAAACCAGAAGCAAGGGGAATAACCACTTGACCCTGATAAATCTTGTCTGTGTTACCATTAGCGATTTCATAAGGAGTATAGCCTGTAAGACCAGTGGAATTGGCTCCACCGCCCAATTTATTGAGCGGACGGAGGCCAAAGCTTCCGTTCGTATTTGCCATTTCTAGTGCTCCTTAAAGCAATAAAGTTAAAACAGTAAGTCCTAAGTCGAAGATTTAGGACCTCCAAATGTTACACGCGATTGACGCTCCGGATTTTGGATCGCCATCGAATGGTGCTGATTTTCCTTAAACAAATCGTTATCAACCGCCTGCATAGCATCAACATTTTGTCGTTTGAAGTATTCAGAACGTTCTTCAACAATTTCTACAGGTATCCGCGCCAAAAGTAGCCCGCCCACACCAAAAACACCTTCGTATTTGCCTTCGTCTATAGTTGGTGCTTCAAAATCAGGGTATTCTTCTTTCCGAACTAACTCCCACCCTTCTCTTAAACGGGCAGAAATATTTTTTCGGTCATCAAAACCCCGGACCTCAGAACGTATCCACCTATGGACATAGCCTTCTGGGGGGTTGGGTGCATCCAATAAGGATGGAGGAGCCCAAGACTTCCTTCTCGGTTTTGCAGTTCGAGTCTTGGAAGCGCGAGGAGATCTATCTAGTGTTTGTTTATTTTCAACCATGCTTTACTCCTAGCGTTTGTGTTTCGCGTACTGATCTAGAGGAACCCCTAGTTTCTTTGCTATTGCAACCTCACTTGGGGATAACCGTACTGTTTTGCGCCCGGAAGAACCGGAACGAGTGGCAGAAGCTACAGACTGTTGTGATCTTCGGCTTTCTGAGTAAGAAGCATTTCCATTAAACTTGTGTGGAAACGCCTCACGTATTCTTGCATCTACTTCATCGTAGTACGAAGGAGACTCTGTGTCAAAGCCTTCTTCTTCAACTAATTTTTTATGTATTCCAAAAGCCGCAAAAGTCATGGCTTCGTCTTGCCCAAACCAATCATTACGACTAGCCCATTCCTCCGCTTTTGGATCTGCTCTTGTAGGCGCAGAAGGAGCTTGCGGCAAAGCCTGTTGAGCCTGTTGAGCCTGTTGAGCCTGTTGAGCCATTTGAGCCTGCTGCTGTTTAGCCGTTCTGACCCGCTCCTCCTCAATAGCCATTTGAGCTAATTTTTTATTCAGTTCTACCTGGGCAGCCGTGTCATTAGTAGCAATTGCTGTTTCTAACTCACGAGTTAGAGACTCTGTCTGACTTGCTACACGGTCTCCGTACTCTTCGACGTAGCCTTGATCCAAACTTTGAACACGACTTTTCAAAGATTCATTTTCAGCTTGTACACTTTTAGCATAATGAATAGCCGCTTGTTGTTGTCTTTCGGCCTCTCGTGCTTTTTTTGTAAGCTTGTCAATTCTTTTTTTTACATTCTTACTGTAATTTTCGTGTTCTTCAGAAGATTCTGTTTCATTTTGTTCTTCTTCAGTGTTTTCTTTAGAAGAAGCAGTTACTTCTACTTCTACGTCCTCGCCGGAGGTTGGAAGGTCTACGGCTAGTTCTTCGTTAGCTTCAGGCATGGTTAATCTCCATGTTAATAGTGCAAGATATCATCCGGATCTTGTATAACGGCTATGACCTCATCGTCATTTAAAATGCGAACCTCACCACCATCAATCTT